TCCGCTGCGCCTAATGCGTTCTCACGGTTGTAAGATAATGCATTACCGTCAATTGCTTGGAAAGGTAAGATGTCATAAAAAGGATTTACTGTAATGACGTTTTCAATAACGCCAGCTACAAGCATGTCCTGTGAAAGTTTTGCTGATTCAGCAAGAGTTACAGATGCCATAATGGAATCTCCTATATATGCCCTTTATTAGTTTTATAGGGCAGTAAAAAAAATATTCTGCTACTATATTACCACGGGTTATATGTAGGGTTACACACCATTCTATGGCGAGTTGACGCTAATATAACATAAAAGAAAAGAAAAAGGGAAATAACTTAATCGGGGCTTAGGGGATTGGGGGATTTCGGACAAAAAAACCCTCTAACTAAAGAGGGTAAAAATGGAGATTTTTTACCTAGGAACTATTTTTTAGCGAATCCGTATTGTAGCTTCTCTAATGCTGTCATATCCTTAGAGCCTGCTCCGACAAAAGATTTGCCATGCTCTGAACCACCACCTTGTGATGATTTGAATAAATGAGGTGCTACGTCTTGTTGACCCTTAACCCACTCCTCTACTGTCATTGGCTCGGCTGAAGAGCTACCGTAAATAATACTTCCAGTAGCGTCATGCGGGATAGCTTGACCATCTTTCAAGGTAAACACAGCTTTAGAACGTAAAAGAATATCATCAATAGCAGTATCAACTACACCTGCCTTAGTTGCTGAATCTCTTACTGCGCTATCAATAACCAAACCTGCTAACTGACTATGAAGAACAGAGTTCTCACTTGTTAGCTTCTCCATATCTACACCATGTGTTTTAATCATGGCTTTAGTACGCTCTTCTAGTAATTCATCAATCTTGCCTGCGTCAATAAGAGTTTTATCTTTTTGGTCTTGTTGAAGTTTAAGCATGTCGTTGTAGTTATCTAAATCGATACCATCAAACTTAGCGCTTAATGTTTCCATATCTTTCAATAACTTAACATTGTTAGTACGGAACTCGTCTAACTTTTTCTTGGTCTCTTCTGATTTGTTTTGTAGGTCTAGAAATTCTTCTTCTGTGTATGTCTTTGGGTCGTCCATTTTATTCTCCGAATAATTATTAAATTGTCTCTGACGTTATGTATTTTACATAAAGTTAAGATATTTAAAGGTTTATTTCTTTTATCACAGAATCTGGCATAAAACGTAAACACGCAGGATAGACGGCTTTAGTTTTTAGTTTTTTGTTTTTAACTAATTCATAAACAGGTAGATTACTACCTCCTTCAACATAATCAAACACATACAGTTTTTCATCGCCATTTGTTATTATTAAATCACTCATCTTAATCTTACCTCAATATCGATTCCCGCCTTTCTCAATTCTGCCTCTATCGCCTTCTTGGACGCTGGTGTTTTAACTAAAATATACTCAACTTCCTCTAGGGTTAGCTTTCCGTATATCTGGGCTTCTACATACTCACCCTTTGTAACTCTAAGCAAATCTTTATAATGAGCTGAAGCCATAAAGTCATCTGCCTCTTTAAACGTGTTTACTGAGGCTTGATATGTTGTGTCTGTAGTGTGCCTAAAATTTCTGTAGAAACTCTCCTCATTAATCTTGTTAATAGGAGATGGTGGTGACGACTGACCAACGCTCGTTGCGTTTCCATTATAAGAGTCGCCAAAGGTTACGGTTGTTCTTTTTCTCACCGAGTCTTTAAACACGATAATATTCTCACCGTATTTAAAATCATCAATTCTATCAAAATCAAACTTGTCTTTAGATGCCACAAACCCATACTTAGGGAAGTTTGTAACATCGTCTATGTCGTCTATACCAAACACATCCTGCTCAAGCCCAATCCTTTCCATCCCTGCGGTTTTGTATGAGCCTTTCCCAGTTTGGAGACTATTCATAACTTCTTTTTGTCTTATGGCTTGTTTTAGATTTTTCTGATTGAAAGCCATGTGTATCTTAACACTATCTTTTGATAATGCTTTTGTAGCCTGTTCACTTAAAACATCAACAGTTTCGCCTGTTATTCTCATACTAACCAAGTTATTCTTTGATGGTGTAATTTCCTCGCCCATAACACGCTTCAAATCCTTATCCCATCCTTGATTTGTTTTCTGTATTTCTTTTCGGGCTGTATCATAACTTTTTTCCAAGTTCACATACGGCACATCAAAGACAACATCATCAACCATTCCCAACTTGCTTTGTAACTGCCCCAAAGTCAGCGGGTTTCCACTCTGGTCAACTAAATCACTAAAGCCTAGTTTGCCGTCTTTCCACAGTTTGCGTTTGCCCTTGCCTAACACATCTTCTTGAAATGCTTTAGGTTTTCCCTTTAGCCACTCTTCATAACCTTTCTTCTTAGATACTTGGCCATCCATACTGGCTCTAGTTGATTCGGGGATTTCTTTCATCTTACGTTTAGCCCCTAACTCTTCCCAACTCTTAATAATTGGTACTTGGGTTGAGCGACAATTCCAATGAGCGGTTACTCCCGGCCACAAAATATTATGACCAATAGGCTTACGGTTGTTATCCCATGTTAAGCCATCAAGGCTTTGGCAAGTGTGAGAAGTTCTATTGTCTAATGTTGCTACCCACTCTACACCTTTAACAATATCATCATTCTCAGCGTAGGTTTGTAGTCTAGCTTCATTTGCTATAGACTGAATACTTGTCCTTACTAAAGCATCAGCACTTCTATAATTCGCATATAGAGCGCCATCCTTATATCTGTTTACTTTCTTACCAATAAGGTTAGAGATTACTTGGTCTGTAGTTTCACCCTTCATCATCCCAGTACGGATTGTGTCAGAAAACTTTAGTCTAAATGCCTCACCTCTTCTAGCCCACCACTCTTTAGATGGTGCGCCTTCAAATATCGTATCACTCGCTATGGCTTTTAACATTCCACGGCTCATAGTCGTAGATGCTAGTTCAGCACTAATGGCTGTATTAAGAGATGCTACTGCTTGTGCTTCAGCCAATGAAGCGACTTGTGAAAGTTCGTCAAGACTATCCTTTGCAATTTGTACATACGAAGTTTTAATAGTCTCACGAGTCTGGTCAAGCAAAACCTTGAGCCTTTTCTTTTGAGTTTGGGGCATCTTAGCACCCCATACGGTAGATTTCTTAATTTCATCTACTAGGTTTGCTTCAAGTGTTTTAAGTTGCTTGAGTACACGTTTCTTAACTGTCGTTTCCAGTCTTTGTAAATCGACTGAATGACCAGTTATCTCGTCAAGTACCTTATCATTGATTGACATTTAGTGACCAGATAAATCAAGTTCACCAACCTGTAAGTCAACCAAGCCTTTCTCTTCTTCAACTGAAACCGCTGGAGGTAATATCTCACCTCTCTTCATATTCCATAAGAATGTCTCATGGCTAATAGCCCCAGACTGCCAAGCGCCCATAAGTGAAGTCATGTCTGCAGAATCAATCTTGGTATCAACAAAGTCTGTATTAAGAGTAATCTTAATATCACCTTTAATACCTTCCCACTCTGCCATAACCTGAAGTGCGTGTGTTACTGCTCTCTCTACAGATTTAACTGTACTGACCAATGTTGAAGCTTCCGCGTTTTGTCTCAATCTAACCGAGTCTGCAGCCTCTACACCTGCTTTCTGTGACTGTAGCAACTGTGCGCCTAAACTAGCCATCATTGAGCGCTTTTCTTCCACTGCCTTTTCTAATGCTTGAAGACCTTGACCACTAAACTCTAAGTAACCTGCGCTACTTTGTGTGTCGGGCAATATCCAAGCTTCACCTGCGCCAATTCTTAATTCTGAATCAGAATCAATACCTGTAACGTAAGGCGTTGGCAGTGCTGTGAAATGACGACCATGCTCTAGGTCAGCTGATGTTCTGTATAACGATATACCTGTATCGGCTAATGCCAACATCGAAGATGTGACTGGTTCAAAGTTAAACCCCTCACCACTCATAGCGATAAACGGAATGCCATCTAAAGCATCACCTCTTTGTGTAGGGTAAATCTCTTGCCATACAGCCCAACCTTTGTTGTCTCTCCAAATACGAACAACGTAATTACCGTCTTCGTCTTTAGTAAGCTCTCTATATTGAATATCATATTCTGATTTGTATTTATCTTTCGGGTCAACCTTTCGGTATGTTTCTTGAAGGACAACAGTATCATCTAACCAGTTTGTAATTTGCTCAGTACAGTAGCCAGTTAAGTATGGGCGTTCATCACTTCGGTCAACTAAGATACCTTGTCTTCCCATTAATAACTGCTCACTAATAACATAACCAATGAAGTCGTTTAACGGAATACCTGTGCCTGTAATATCTCCCAACCATTCTTTGACCTTTTCAGGGGCTTCAACAATAGGCTCAATACGCATTACTGCACCGATAAGACCTTTTACAGTTCTCTCAATACCGTTGTAATACATAGCTCGTAATTTGTAAGCGTCATACTGGTCTTTGTCTTGACCACTAAGCTTAGGCAAATACACCTCACCTCTTGACTTGATGGCATCACTGCCATTATGTGAATCTCTAATGCGTGACCACTGGTTACACGCCTCTACGTAATACGGATGTTTGTTTTCAATGCCCATTCTATGCCCCTATAACCCTTGCCATCTTCGGCTTTCCTAAACGCTTAATCATTGGTTGTAGTGCGTATCTCAACGCATCTATGTAATGATTATTCG